ATTACTGAAAAAATAGTCGCATAGACAAAAAAAGAGGAACGACTATTTTATATTAAAAAAAGAAGGGGATGTGCCTTAGTTTTGACACAGCCCCGATAAGAAAGAAGAATAACCAATGACATAAAAATGAATAACCAAAGCAGTATTAGCAGTATCACATTTGGTCCGTGAGGCAAAGCCAAGAAAGGACTATATCAATCACTTCCGGCAATCGAAGCCTCTTGAAGGAATTTATCTTTCAGACTTTATCCGGGAAACAGTTGAAAAGAAATCACGGCGCAAGCCGTCAAACTCACTAGCAGTTTACAGTGCCCTGATAGGACATATAAACAGTTTCTCCGCAGAATACGATTGTGACATATTCACCAATTCCGTCACAGAAGAGTTCATTGAAGATTTTATCATTTACCTTGAGAATGTTGGTTTGCGGCATAACACGATTGTAGGTTACATTATGAAATTACAATCTATGGTTCGCAAGGCTTCACAGTACAATTATACCGTCGACCCTACTTATAATCAAATAGACTTGCATCTGGAAGAAACTTTTGCAGTCTTCTTGAGCATGAATGAGATTACGCGCATCTATTATTATAAGTTCAGGAAGCAGGATAGCAGAAGGGCGAAGGAGAAGATACGTGACCTGTTCGTTGTTGGTTGCTTGACAGCATTGCGTTATTCGGACTATTCAACGCTGACGCAGGACAACTTCCAGAACGATTTTATCGTGAAGCGTACAAAGAAGACCAATGTCACTGTAAAGGTTCCAATGCATGATTATGTTCGCGAGATTATAGCCAAGTATGGTGGTAATATCCCTAACGGACTTTGCATTCAGTACTTTAACAAATATCTTAAACTGATCATGCGCGAAATCAGATTGACAGATAAGATTACCTACTCATACACAGTAGGGGGTAAAATTAAGACTGTGACAAAAGAGAAATGGGAACTAATCTGTAGCCATACCGCCCGTCGTTCAGCCGCGACAAACCTTTATTTGACAGGAAGAATGAAAACGCTGGAGATAATGCGACTTACAGGTCATAAGACTGAACAAAACTTCTTCAGGTACATTCGCTTGACGAGTGATGATACAGCAAGATCAATAAGCGGAGATATGTTTTTTAGAAAGTAATAACCGGACGTTTGCCTGCCATCAGGCAAACGTTCAAATAAAATCAATAATGAGTGAAACGAAAATCATATTAGATGCCTGCTGTGGCAGCCGAATGTCTTGGTTCGACAAAGAAAATCCTTTGGCCTTGTTTGCTGATATCAGAGATGAAGAACATATACTTTGTGATGGAAGGACCCTAAAAGTTCATCCGGATATCGTATCCGATTTTACCGATATGCCATTCTTGGATGAATCATTTAAATTGGTTGTATTTGATCCGCCACATCTTTTAAAGGCTGGTCGAATAGCTGGTTGGCAAAGAAGTATGGAAAGCTTCCGGATGATTGGCCAAGGGTAATTAAAAAAGGAGTAGATGAATGTTTCCGGGTACTTGAAGACTACGGAGTTCTGATTTTCAAATGGAACGAGGATCAGATAACAGTCAGGGAAGTATTAGAGGCCATCGAACGGCAGCCATTGTTTGGGCATACTACTGGAAGACATGGCAAGACCATGTGGATGTGCTTTATGAAATTACCAATTAACAAATAATAAGATAGAAAGGAATAAAAGAGAAAAGAGGCTAATTAAACATTACCCTCTTTTGCATTCACCCCTATTATAAAAATAAAGGAATGATAATCCATTTCAAAATAGAAATGACAGTACCTAATTCTAAAATGACAATTGTTAAATTTGTCATGAAACTTCTTTTAACTGAGGGGTTACTACTACTATTCGTACCAAACTCTAATTCAAATGTTTCCGTTTCTGTTTTTTTCTTAATTTTTAGTTTCACAATTAAATTAATTAACACTAATTATTCGAATCGTCGTGTAAACGATTCCAGTTAGCTTATCTGTAGCTATCTTGGTAATAGCAAGCGCTAACCACTGCAAATGTATTAATAAATATTTAAAAAATGATAAATTAAAATGTTATGGCAAAAATTTATGTAGCAAGTAGTTGGAGAAATGTATTTCAACAGGACGTTGTAGGCATTCTTCGTGATTTAGGGCATGAGGTCTATGATTTTAAGAATCCCCCACATGGTAATGGTGGTTTCCAATGGTCTGATATAGACCCTGATTGGCAGAACTGGACAACAGAGCAATATCGAGAAGCACTTAATCATCCAATTGCACAAAAAGGATTTGATTCGGATTTTAATGGTATGAAGTGGGCGGATGTCTGTGTCATGGTTCTTCCTTGTGGTCGGTCTGCTAACACAGAAGCAGGATGGATGAAAGGTGCAGGTAAAAGGGTAATGGTTTATTCTCCTAAAAAAGAAGAACCGGAACTTATGTATAAGATATACGATTTTGTGAGTGATAGTATATTTCGTATCAATGATGAGATAATTGGAGTATAACGAATATAGAAAGGAGCGAAATATGATTGAAGCATTAAGCGAAGAAAAACAGTATCGGTATCTATCCACCTTAACGCATTATGCTGATATGGCAGATAGACGGGCACAATCGAATGAGTATGAAGCATTGGTGTTGCGATTAATGAAAGAACTGTCAATCGTACCATTTAAAGACGGCAACCAATGGTGTGCTTTATATGGCGAAGATTTACAAGTAGGAATTGCAGGATTTGGGAATACTCCTTTCTTGGCAATGGCGGATTTGAGAGACCAATTTAATAAAGCGTAAAAAAAAGAATAAAATAGAAATATAAGTATGAAAAGAAAAAGAAGAAAGGTATTTCCCTTGAGGTGTGAAATCTTGCATTCATGGATGATTCGTCGCCCATGGATAGAGATAGAGGTATTAAGACACCTTGAAAGAGAATACGGTATTAAATAATATGAATGTATGGAATTATGAAAAAATTAGTCAGTTTTGGTTTCTTCCTTTGGTTGCTTGTCTGATTTTGGGAATAGAATATTTCGTAGTAGTAAAGTTATCCAAGATACGCCAATGCAGAGACCAAAAGTCTTCAAAAAAACGGTTATTTCAAAATCGGAGTTTAAAACAGAAGGTATTAGCCAAAAAGGATAAGCCAAAGACAAACAGAGTAAGGCAAAATAGAAAATATAAGAATTCATAATTAGTAAAATGAAAACAGCAAAAAAGCAAGTAAGATAGACAACTGACAAGCCAAGAGACAATAGAAGTTGAGTGTACCATTCTAATTCCGAAAAAACATCAACGCTAATAAATAAAACGGAATAGATTATAAGAGTACATAAAGTCAACGCAATCGCGGCTTTACGATGTCCTTCATCAAGGGAAAGAAAGATTTTTTCAATTTCCATAATTATAAATATTTTGGTTTCAGTTGCAAATATAGCAAAACTATTCCGGCTCGGAAGGGATAGGGATAGACTTTTTAAGCAAGTAGTAATTTATAAAGAAACAGATATGAGCAAAGAATCAATAGTGATGTATTTTGGCACAACAGGCAGACCGGGACATCATATCACAATGCTTAGTGGTAATATCCCAATAAAAGACCAGTGCCGGATAGGTGGAGAAATAGATGCAGACGACGATTTGTATTCCGACATGAAAAAGTGCAAAGGCATTGGATATGTTTACTATCGTGGAGTTACAATGCTGTGTATTCCTTATAGCGTACATGATTCTCGTGGTGGAAGTAAGTCAATATTCATCATGGAAGGAAAGGTCGCTAAAGATGAAATAGTAAAGGAGCTACAAAAATACTCATGGGTTCATGCCATTTTCACCCGGCTACAAATAGATCACCATCTTGATGGAGTAGAAGAGATTGAATTAACATTAGAGTAATACAATAGAAATAATGAGTTTTATATCAAGACAACCCAATGGGCTTTTATGCCGATTTTCAACTGTAACAGATACTATTACTGATTATAATATGACAGATGAAGAATATATTGAAGTGTGTGCCCAAAAGGCAAGAGAAGAAGCTCGAGAAACATTGAAACATTCTCTTCGTCCATTTGAACGCGTAAAAGAGTCTTTTCGACCTGTCAATATGAGTAATAGTAAGTTTAATAAGATTCTGAGATTAATGGAAACAGAAGTAGTCAGATAAAAGAAAGCCGCTGCAAGATGGATGTAGCGGCTTTCTTTTTCTTTAATGCAATATGTTTTGCGCAGATTTAGTTGTACCCAAATGCTATTATCATTATTTTTGTATCAGGTAATCAATCTGTATTTCGGGATATGAAGAAGAATCGGACAAAAATCATAGGACGGAGCTATGCTCATAAGGTTAGCGAGATACTCCGCATTTACGATGAACATGCACGGAGTGGCTTGAGCAACCGTGAAATCCTCCGTAGATATATCTGGCCTCTTTATCCCATCTGCGAAAAAACTTTCTATAATATCATCAACGCCAGTGCCGATCCACGCATTATCCGTCAACAGGATGAACTGAAACGTCAGCTTTCATTGTTCTGAATCTCATCCGATACCGTAGTAATATATTCCGTTTCATAAACCTTAATACCTCCCGGTAATGAAAACTGGCGGCTGGTCCGACGTATCAGGACGGTATCACATCCGTCGAACCGCCAGCCGTGCAGATAAGAGTTTAAACGCTTTGCCAGCGTGAGACGTTCGGTGACATGCTGCTCCTGCGTACTTCCATAGTGAGTATCATCATAACAGTCGAAAGCAAACCGGATTGTGAGAATAGTCTTTCCGTGCTGGAGACCATTCTTGATATTGTCCCAAGTGGTTTGAGGAATGCTGATCAGGACACAGGGAAATGTTACCGGATACTGATCCTCTCCGTTAGTGAGTGCTTCCAGTTGTCCGCAGTCTTCGTCAATGAGGGTAATTACTTCTCCCATCTTGCCGGCTATTTGTTGTTGAAGGTCGTTGAAAAGTTGTTCCATAATGCTGCTTTTAAATATTAATAATCTTTTGAATTTCCTGCTGTAGCTTATCGCTTATCTTTTTTGTCAGTTCCGTTCCGGGTGTAGATGGCATGAACTGGCGCCTGGGAATGTGTACGGTAAGCTTAGTCTTTTTCGTCAGGGCGAGACGTTTCCAGTTCAGCGCCTCTTTAGAGGCATTCTCTTCACGTTGTTTACGAGCTTTCCCGCCATGTTTCATTTTCCGTTTGATACCGGTGGCTTTGTAGTACATGGCCCAAGCAAAGCGTCGCATTTTTGGAGTGACGGTAGTTTGTACCATACCACCCTGATTGTGTATACCGGCATAAGACACTCGGGTGAAGACCGTAACGGTTCCGTTGCCCGGTGTATATTCAATGCTTCCTGACAGATGGTTTCTGCCTGAAAGCAATGGACCGTACCGGGAGTCCGCCCCTTTTCCTCCGTTTCTCTGCCGCTCTGTCTCCTGCCATTTGTGGAAGCCATTATGGGTGAAACCACCCTTGCGGAAATCTTCCTCAATATGCCGTTTGGCGATATTTCCGACGATGACCGGCATCTTTCGGCGTACGAGATCCTTAAGCTGTTCCTGTTTTTGCAGAATCCTACGGTTAAATTCCTGAATATCCATTTGTATATTAAATAAATCTGTCCGTCAAAAAAGTTTTCACAGCTTCTTCCGCTCCCTCATAGGCATTCGTTACGTACGGATGCGTATCGCTGAACAGTCTTCCGTCTTTTCCGGGATTATTATCCAGTCCCGGTGCAGGCTGGTCTTTCGGATCATTGTCCACATGAGGAGTTTCCGTGGACGGTTCATCCGTAGCAGCCAGTGAACATTTGCAATTCCAGCGGTCTCCCGGTCGATGAACATTCCAGAACGGGTGATTTATCGGCAGGATAGTTCCCCAAAAACCTTTATGGTCGGCTCCGGGATTTATACTGGTGCTGGGCATCCATTCCAGATTCGGCAGGATATCGGCGTATTGTTCAAAGCGCTGCCAGTCCGCTGCCTGGTGTGAACGGATGACAGCGGTGTCATATTCTGTCCGCAGCCAATGTTTTACATGATGATCCAGCATCGGGTGTACATCGTTTCTCCACTGTTCGAATGGTTTTAGATCACCATTCGAATCGAAGAGCCGCGTGGCGATATCGTTTTGCATACGGTGTACTTTGAAAGCGGAGAATACAGCATTGCCCCAGTCTATTTTCTGCCGGAACTCCACAGGAAGTTCTGCTCCGGATTCACTGATACCTTCATCGGTTGCTTCGGTAAAAATGCGGAAGGTCTCATTGAACAGGCTTTCCTCTATCTCCGTCATGGGTTGAAAGTCCTTTTCGTATATATGCTTCAGGGCACGTTGCAGGGCTTTATTATCGAAAACAAAAGCAGAGGCTGTATCTTCATTGGTGGCATCCCGGTACAGGTCATTCATTACCAGTCTGAAGCCCCGTCCCTGTCCGGGGCCTTTCCGAAAAAACGGGTAGACCGGTTCTGTGGCTGTATGATCTGCGCGAACGGATTATTCACCTTTTTCTTTTCTTGGATTTCGGCTTTCAACTGCTCATAGTTTTCCGGCTTTTCTACGTTCAGTTGTTCATACAGGTAGTCATCGTCCAGGGGCAGTCCGAACACCGTTACAGCTTTCTCCAATAACTCGGCGCGAGTCTTTACCTGCTGCATATCCGTTTCTTCCACATAGACAAACTCTCCGCCTTGAGTATTTACACCCAGTGTTGCGAACAGGTCCGTCATATCATAATTCAGCAGGTTAAGAATGGAAAGCGCATCCTGCTCTTCCAATTCTTGCTCGATATCCTGATGTACAGTGCCCAGTGCCTGTGTACCTGTCTCACTGGCTTCAGTGGTAAGGGTATTGCCAAGTACAGCCTTGCTCATTTCAGCATTACAGCGTTCCACGAGACTGCTGTACAGTTCACTGCTGCCTGTTGTGTTTCCTGTTTCCACAAATTCCAGATTAGATCCTTCCGGACAAAAGAAATCCATTCCTCCGCCTTGTTCCCGTGCAGCTTCCATTGCATTGTGCAAAGCTTCCGGGTCCGCCGCATCGTATGTATATTTACGTACCGGCATGCCGAAAATCTCAGAGAATTGCGCCCAGTCACCAACAGTTCCACGTTTATATATGACGTATGGAGCTGTACGTGCGAGAATTCCCAGCGGTTCTTTGCCCTGTATCATCAGCAGATCTTCATAGATATCAAAACTGTCACCATTAATGTCTTCCTGCCGATTTTTGATAATACGCAGCACCGGGTCTATGTGTTTGCGCGGTACCAGAAAGTAATCTATCCAGCCTTTCTTATTGATATAGAACTGAACGAGTGTAAATCCCCAGTATTCGGCATCTAGCGCGTCACTGATAAATCGGAGGAACCAGGGTGACGATATCTGCTCGTTCACTTTATCATCGGGTATACCGTTACGGCGAAATTCAATCTTCCTGCTCAGTACCCCGCTTTTCCGTTTTTGTACCACGCTGAACAGATGCGGGTCCATCAGGCTTTCACTATAGATGTCATACAGCCTGACACGTCGTGTGAAATCTACGTTTTCAGCACTGCGGATAGCCTGCATATAGTCACCCAGACCTATTCCGAAACGTTGTGGCTGTGTCAGTATCACCGTTGCTCCGGGACGGGTTACGTTGCTCCCTTCGGTGATGCGTCTGTTGCTTTTTGCGGCTTTGTTCCGGAATACCGGAAACCTGTCTAGTATATTCATAAATGATTGGTGCGTTTAGGGTTACTACTCATCAGCCAGGGGCTGTTTTTTTTCTGTTCTTCTTCAGGAAGCTTCGGTGCGCCGTCTATCGTTATTTTGAATGCCGCCACCTGCTTCAGCCATTCCATTGCACGGTCGTAGCGGTCCTTACGTATCTGCGACATCTTCTGAGGGTTGTGGATACTGAACAAGTGATACACAGCTATATCTACCGCCATCATCAGTACAAGCTCATTACGGGCCGTGCCTTCGGCCTTGAATATGGTATCAGCGTCATATCGTGCACTGAGATATCCGCGCATTTCAGAAATGGCACGGTCCTCGCAGATCTCAATGATGGCGTCATCATTACGGGTCAGGGCATCCAGTATTTCGCGATGGATGCTGGCATCGTAATCTTGCGGAGTTATAAATTTACTCATGGCTATAATCGTTTGGGGTTCCGGCGGTCATTACGATGTATCACAGTCACCGGTACCAATTGTTGAATCTTCTTTTTGATGATGCAGTAACCGCCTTCCACACAGTCGGGACCGTCGGCGGGAAATTTCAACCGCAGGGTGAACAGTCTGAACTGGTCGTCCAGACGTTTCATGTGCGGGTTGTTTCTTTCAGCTTCGTTGAAGATGAGATTTCCTTCCCGGTTCAGAGGCTCCAGATTGGCTTCGATACGTGTAGCCTTATCAGTTTTTCTTGCTTCGTCAGGTTGAATATAGAGTTGAATATTCTTTTCACGTCGTGCTTTACCCACCAGCGGTTTGAATACCTGCTGGAAGAAAGGGTCTTGCAGTTTATTGTTCTCCATGTAGCAATACACAGGAACTTTTGCGCCCACGTATTCCAGCAACTGCACATACCAGTCAATAAATTCTGCGTTCAGTCCACGGTCCAGACATGGCTTGATGATATAGAGTTTCGGACCGATCATGCCCATCAGGATACAGCTTTTGGTACTGCTGTTCTTGCTTTTGTTCTCACCGGGTGCCGGGTCGCCGTAAATGATGAGGAACTGGAATTTCTTCAGATCAGGTACTTTGCCGTAAGTGATCTCCTTAAATACTTCGCCTTCCGTCACCGGATTGTTGAAGTATTCCGTCTGCTGGGCGGCAGTACTGATTTTAGACAGAGCGATATCAATACTTTCTTCCGTGTTTTTAGACGGCCAGGTGCTGTATCCTTTTTCATCACGGATGTTCACTACGTCCCAATGATCAGCCATGTGTCCGGCACGTACCACGCAGCAGTCACGGGCAATGATATTTCCGCAGAAAACAATCAGTGTTTTTACCGCCGTATCACGTGTTCCGTACAGTGCTTTTTCCCACCATGTCCAGTTCTTGTCTATCGTGTCCGGATTCCGGCAGCCTTCATCCGTATCGAAGTCATCCACCAGCAGCACATCCGGACGGACAGCGCCGTTGCGGCTACCACGAGGAGCGTTTCCCGCACCGACAGCACGGAATGAGCACCCGCATTTGGCGACAAACTCTTCGGCACACCAGTTGCCAAGATTCACCTGCACACCGTAATAAGCACGTATCATGGCATTCTCTTCAAACTGTTTCTTATAAGGATCGAGCAACCGGACAGCACTGTCCTGTGTGGCGGAAGCCATCATCACGTTGCACTTCTTTTTCGTAAGCGCAAGGTACATGACGATGAACATCACCGTCGTACTTTTCGCCAGTCCCCGTGCCCATGACAATACTTCGAACCATTCCTCGTGTTTGATGCAACGCCGGATAGCCTTTATCTGGAATACTGCAAATTCAAATTTGCAGTATTCGGGGAAAAAGAAGCTGATCCATTCTATCGGATCAGCTTCCAGACGGGCACGGTCTTTGGCAATCTGCGCCTGCGTCAGGTTGACGTCGGAGTTCTGGCGGCGAAGTCCGGATTCATAGAAGACTGCCCATTCCCGGAGCGCATCGCGGTCTTTCTGCGTCTGTGTCATAAGCTATCCTTTATAAAAGCGTCCCACAATCGAAGAAACTCCTTGCTCTTATCCAGATCGAACGGTCGCAGCCAGTTGATGAATTTCATACCTACACTGATAATGTCGGCAACACCTACATCTGTTTCCATCTTCTTAATGGCCGTCGCCAACTTGTTCAGTGTGTCGGCTTCAGCGGCATTGGCATAGCGTTTTCCCTCTTCACGTTCACTGATCACACGGTTTATCTCCGCTACTTGCCGGTGCAGGCTGGCGACCTGCTGTTCTCGGGTGAGTGTCATGCCTACTTTCATTTCCTCCCATTTCTCCGCTGCTATCCAGCGGTTGATGGTGTTGCGTGATACACCTACTTTGTCCGCGATTTCCTGTTGCGTCAGGTTATCCTTCAGGTACAGCGTGCGGGCATAACCCTTTTTCTGTTGTGTGGTCAAATCTGCCATGATGATAAGTCGTTAGAATTTACACAAAGGTCATTATCCCGGAGGTGAACAGGAAAAAAGCGCAAAGGGGTTACAGACAATGCCACAGCGCCTGCGTACTTGCCCGCAAGCGTTACACACTTTTTTGTACGGTTGCCCCTGTCACCATAAGTTTGTGACAGATTCAAAGCCGGAGATGTAAATTGCATCGCTGTCCGGCACTATATCCTAAATGCTGAAATATGATTCTTTTTAAATCCATACTGAACGAAAAGACTGCCAGCCTGCTGCTCTACGGAGAAATCAGTGACGAAGGCGGTGACGGCAAAATAGCCAGCCGTGACATCGTGAACGAACTGATGTACATGGACGGCAGCTATGAGAACCTGAATATCCGGATCAATTCCATTGGTGGCGATGTCTATCCCGGTATTGCTATTTTCAACGCCATCCGACAGTGTAGGAGCAACGTCACTATCTACATAGACGGTATTGCTGCCAGCATTGCGGGAGTCATTGCCCTGTGCGGAAAACGGGTGGAAATGAGCCGTTATTCCCGCATGATGCTGCATAATGTCAGTGGCGGATGTTACGGTAACAAAAAGGACCTTCAGGACATGATCTCTACGATCGAAAGTCTGGAGGATACCATTGCCGAAATTATCAGCGGACGGTGCGGAAAAGATAAGGAAGAAGTGAAAAGCAGCTACTTCGATGGTACCGACCACTGGCTGAAGGCGGACGAAGCTTTCGCCCTCGGACTCATTGACGCCATCTACGATGTGGAAGCGGTACCCGATGAAAGTACCACAGATGACATATACCGCATATTTACTAACCGGCTGGAGCTGGAGCAACAGCCACAAAACCCTGATAAAATGAAATTGGAAGACTTTAAAAAGATTCCCCGCTTTGCCAATTGCGCAGACGAAGCGGCAGTGATGTCCATGCTTGGCGATACTGCCCAAAAAGCGGACAAGGCCGATGACCTGGAGAAGGAGAACGGTGAATTGAAAGAACAGCTCAGCCGGCAGGAAGAGGAACGGATCGAGACAGCCGTAACGGATGCTGTAACAGACGGGCGCATTGGTGCCGATCAGAAAGATACCTATAAGAACCTTCTGAAGGCTGATTTCAAAAACGGTTTGACTGCACTGAAGGCTATGAAGCCTAAGAAACTGCTGAAAGACAAGTTTGAGAACCAAGAACCGCAAGCCGGTGAAAGTCCTTGGGAAAAACGTCAGAAGGAAATACGTGAGAACATCCGGAAATAATCTGTAATACGCAAAGATATGATACCGATTAAAAATCCAAAGAATGCCAGATTGGGCGGTTCGTCCTACTTTGGCAAGAATGTCGGGAGCAGCGTACGCAGTGCCGGCAGTGCCCCACAGATACGTGGGAGACAGAAAGTTAAATACTAACAACTAATAACTTACAAGGACAATGGCAATTCAAGGATTGAATACTACCAACTATTCCGGCGAAGTGCTGGAAAATGTACTGACCCTTGCCACTACAGGCAATGAGTTGGTCAGCAGGGGACTGATTATGGTTATCCCCGGAGTGAACAGCGCAATCAGCATTCCACGTGTTAAGGCGGGAAAGATGTTGCAAAAACGAAAGGAAGACCCTACGAAAGCGGACAGCAAGGGGGACTTTACTTATAGTGAAAAGAAACTGACACCTAAGGATATGATGGCATTTACGCTCTTCAATCCCCGCGCGTTCGAACATATCTGGCGTCCGTTCCAGCCTTCGGGAGACCTGGTGTTCCGCCAGTTGCCCGGCAATGTGCAGAATATCCTGTTACAGGAACTGCTGAAACAGGTAGGACATGAACTGGGCTACCAGTACATTAATGGCACATACGCAGACGGTTCGGACGATGCGCTGTTGATGGACGGTATCCTGACACAGGCTGCCAAAGACGCGGATATCGTGAAAGTGAAAACCGTGGGAACGACGATGCTGCAACGCCTTAAAGAACTGCGTACGGTGATTCCAGTGACCATGCGCAATAATCCCAACCTGCGCATTCTGATGAGTGTGACGGACTTTGACACGTATGATGACGAACTGACGCAACTTGCAAATAAAGGTACGGCTCCTACGGATATCAATCAGGAACGTTACAAGGGCATCCCGTTTGAAGTGTTGACGCAATGGCCGGAAGGCTTGATGGTAGCCACCATTTGTGACAGTGGCATGAATGGCAATCTGTTCGCCGCCGTCAATCTGCAGAACGACGAAAACGTGATTCAGATTGACAAATGGGCGAATGCCAGCGAGCTTTATTTCTTTAAGATGCTGATGAAGGCGGATACGCAAATTGGCTTCGGTGAGGAATTTATCGCAATTGACTGGCGTGCTGACGGTGCGTTCAAACCAACTGTTGAAGGATAAGGAGAACGGACGATGGCAAAGAAAGAAAAAGTTACGGTGATTGTCCTGGAGGAGTTTCAGGACAAGTTCGACCACAAGACCATGTATCCGACAGGAACAGAGCTGGAAGTAGACAAGGAACGCGCTGATGATCTGGTAAGTCGCGAACTTGCTAAGATCAAGAAAGTGGAAACTCCCAAAGAGCCGAAAGAAACTAAGGAAGCAGAGACAGAAACAGCAAAGACTGAAGCTGAGAAACCTGAAGCTGAACAGGAAGATGAAGACAAGGGGACTGAGAAATAATAATCCCGGTAACATCCGGAACAGTAAGACCGTGTGGCAAGGGGAGATTGTTCCCTCTACCGACCGTAGTTTTAAACAATTCAAGACGATGGCTTACGGTTACCGTGCCATGATCAAGCTATTGCAGAACTATCGGAAATTGAACGGATGCCGCACGATATCGGACTTCATCAACCGCTGGGCGCCACCTGTAGAAAACAATACTTCAGGCTATATCAGCCGGGTATGCAGGGAAATGCAGATACCCTCCAGTTATGTTCCTGATGTGAACGACAGGGGAACCATGTGTGCCTTTGCTGCTGCCATGTCACAAGTGGAAAACGGCATTCCGGCAGTGATGGAAGACGTACAAGCGGGATGGGACTTACTCTAAATTAAGGAGGAATAAAATGGATACACTTGAATACATGAAGCTGGTCTGTGGTATCCTTACGGTTATCATCACCTACGGAGGATTCAGGATGTATACCGACAGACGGAAATACATTCAGGAGGTAGAAAAGCTGAAGGCGGAAGTCCGTGATGCACAGGTGAACACCCGTGGCAGCGAGCTGGACAACGTTCAGAAAGCAATGCAAATCCTGATGGATGAAATTGTGGAACCTTTAAAGCAAGAAATAAATGCGATTCGAAAAGAACTCGGGAAACTTCGCCGGGCTGTTGAGAGATCTAGCAGTTGTCGTTTTGCTACTAACTGCCCTGTGCGTGATGAGTTGCAAAAGCCCGAAAAGACTGGAGAAGACTACCTCCCTAGACAGCCTGTACAGCGCAAGAGGATTCGCTCTGATACAGCAGCCGGTACCTCCAAGCATTGCAAAAACGGTGTTTCCGACTGGGACACTGAAATCGATACCGGTAGGAACAGGCTTTAGCGTCCGCAGTGGACAGGCTATTGTCAAGGTGACGCGGGTATCGGAAGATTCAGTAGAGGTTAGCGCCACTTGTGACAGCCTGGCACGTGAAGTAATTTACCTTCATGAAGAACTGACACGCATCCGCAACGAAACTGGTGAGGAAGTGGAAGAACCTCCTCCGCAGATTGTGAAGGAACCGACCGGATGGCAGTGGTTCCAGATATGGACAGGACGGATGGCCGTTGCCGTACTTGTTCTAATAGTGATCAAACGGCGATTGAAACGTAATTAAATAATAAAGAAATTTATGGCAGAACTAGGATATGTGCATGGCAGTGACATGCTTGTTGGATTAATGGTTGAAGAAGCTTTTTCTCCACTGGGGCATTCAAAGACTTGTACCATCAGTAATAAGGCAGAAACCAAAGAGCGTGCAGTAAAGCCGACTTTGGCAGAAAAGGCAAAGGCGGCTAATGCCGGCAAGTGGAAAGAAAAATCAGTGAGCGGTCTGTCCGTCGAAATCAGTTCGGAAGGATTCCGGTTTTACGGAGATGAGATGGGGTATGACAAACTACTGGAACTTTGGGAAAAGAGCGAACCTGTGACGGTACGTTATGCGCTACGTGGAGAGGAAAAGACGAAATACCGTGAAGGAAAGTTCCTTATCACAAGTCTGGAAGAGACATCTCCTTCGGATGATGACTCTACCTATACTATCTCTTTGGAAAACTCCGGTCCGGTTGAGACCAAGACTGTGGCTCCACAAGGATAATGTATCACCTTTAATAATTGTATCATCCAATGAATAAAGTAATCATTTGTACAGAAGAATATCCCTCGCGTGTGACCATGGGGGCAATGATCGACTTCAAACGCGAAACCGGCAAAGATGTAAACGAAATCGGTGCCGATGTGGAGCAGCTGACCATGTTTATGTATTGTTGCGTCCGCAGTGCTTGCCGTGCTGATAAAATCGACTTTGCGCTGACCTTCGAACAATTTGCTGACGGCATCAACCTGGAAGACTTTACTGCCTTTCAAAACGGCATGGCGTCAGAAGAAGATGGATCAAAAAAAAAGAAGGGAACGAAAGCGTAACGATTGAATCTCTGATAGGACTGGCGATGGGGTGTGTCGGGATGTGTCTGAATGACTTCTGCCGTCTCACCCCGTCGGAGTTTACAGCCGTCTTCGAAGCCTGGCAACAGAAGGAGACGTATGCAGAGCGCAGAAGGTGGGAACAAGCACGTTTCCTGGCATGCAGCATACTGAAGCCTTATAGCAAAAAAAGTTTGGAATTAACTGACGTATGTCGGTTCTCTTGGGATACGAAACCTGCACAGGAAATGGAAGAAGAACCCAGTACACAGGAAAGGTTCGATGAGATCAGGACTCTGTGGAATGGGGATTGAGACCTTTCTTTTCCTCTTCCAGTTCGTGGATGAGTTCATCTATATCCTTTTCGGTGATGGTACAATCATCTTTCTTAAAGAGTCCGTACAGACCGATAACGATGAATAATACTATAAAGAAACCTCCAATAGTCATAACTGTTTGATTTTTACTTCACAAATATATGGGAAAAATTTCATTTGACATCATTCTTACTCTAAAAAATAATATTTTGGGAGGATTGGTTAACATCAAAAAGCAATTCGATGCTATAGATAAGGCCGGGGAGCAGGCGTCCGCTACTACCACTCGTTTTGGAAATATTTGTAGCAGGTTGAAAATGCCTGACCTGAATGCGTTTTTGGGGGTAGCCGAGCGATTGGGTGGTGTGCTGGGCGATTTGTCTCAAGGAGGAATGAACTTTGGACAATCCATGGCAGATCTCAGTTCCATTACCGGTATTGCAGGTGATGATCTGAAAACTCTTGGCGAGAATGCGCGTAAGGTGGGACAAGACTCCGGTTTGGGAGCCGGTACAGCGGCACGCGCGTATGCGATTCTCGCCAGCCAGATTGATGTTGCCGTCATTGGTATGGCGGGGCTGAACAACTTACAGGAAAAGAGTGTAACACTGGCACAAGCATCCGGAATGAGTATCGATGCCGCTGCAACATCATTAGCAGGTACAATAAACCAGTTCGGACTATCGGCAAATGAGGCGGAACGGGTTATTAATGTGCTGGCGGCAGGAAGTAAATATGGGGCAGCCGAAATAGAAGAACTCTCTCAAAGTTTTAAGGTTGTTGGTTCCGCAGCTTCTGCCATGGGGCTGACTGTGGAGCAGAGTGCGGGGGCACTTGAAGTACTGTCCAAGGCAAATTTAAAAGGAAGTGAAGCCGGAACGGCACTCCGGAACATTATCCTGAAGCTGAATACGGAACTGGGTGTCGATCTGAGCCGTACTTCTTTGTCCACAGCGTTGGATGCGTTGAAACCGAAGCTGACAGATGCCGCTTATCTGAGTAAGCTTTTCGGTATGGAAAACATTGCCGCCGCACAATATCTGATACAGAATTCATCGGCTGTGGAAGAGATGACCCAGAAGGTGACAGGTACGAATGTGGCACAGGAACAGGCGGCTGTACGTACGGATACGACAGCACACAAGATGGAAATACTGCGTGCAAAGGTCGATGATATCAAAATCAGTTTTGCTAACTCATTGGGACCCATGTCTGCCTATGCTTCCGTAGTAGGTGAAAATGCGGTTGTGCTGGCTTCGTTCTATCAGATAGGTACTGGTGCCATATCCATGCTCAGTAAATATCACATTGCAGCAAAAACGGCAGTGGTTGCCCAGATGGCTTTTAATTCTATACTAAAATTGGGGAAAGCTACAGTACTTTCCTATGCCATGAATGTGAATTTGGCCCGTAATTCCATTGTGGCAACTACTGGAGCCACAAAACTAATGAATATTGCAATTGCAGCTAGTCCGTATATGCTTGCTGCTGTGGCTGCCGTAGCGTTGGGTGTGGCTGTTTATAAAATAGCGACGCGTAGCAATGAAGCGGAAAAGGCGCAGAACAGGTTGAATGAGGCAATGACTAGTATGCAGAAAGAAGTCACGGAGGAACGCCTGAAACTGGATGCACTATTTGCTCCATTGTTGAATGCGAAGGAAGGGACAGATGAATGGAAACGTGCCCGTGACCGTATACAGGAAACATATGGCGATTACTTGCAACAGTTAGGCATTGAAGAAATAAAGGTAGATAATGCGCGTAAGGCGTATGATTTGCTGTCTGAAGCGATCATCAATACGGCAAGGGCGCGTGCCGGGGAAAAAGCATTGACTTCTGCGGGGGATTCGTTAGCCGGTAAAGAAAGCGAGATGCTGACTAAAATGCGTAGCATACTCACTCAAAAGTTTGGTGAGGAAACCGGTGCACGAGTGTTTGATGGCATAGCAAACAGCATCCGTAAGGGTGAGAAGGAGATACCTGAACGGTGGGCGAAATTTATTAAGAGACTGGATGTAACAGAAGTTTATGGACAGGCCGGGGAAGTAAATACCACTAATCCGGTCATGACGTATGTCAATGGAATCAAACAGGCAAGGACCGATTACGAGAAAGAATATGATCGTATTGTTTCTGTATTTGGCAAAACTATTCCTGGACCTAAAGTTCCTCAGAAAACGGTAAAAGGTGAAGGAAATAAGGAAGATGACAATCTACAGAAAGAATCCCTTACGCTGGCTGATATTAAAAAGAAAATAGAAGAACTCCAATCTGCGCAACAGACTGCATCGGATGAAGAGGGACGTAATATACAAATCCAGATTAATCAGCTGGAATCTCTTAAAAAGGCTAAGGAAAAAGCAATGGGCATCGGTGGAGACCCGACTTTTATGAATGGCAGTATTGATGCCATGAAAAATGAACTTGCCAAATATGAGAAAGAACTATCCAGTAAACCAATAGGAGAAGCATCTATTGACTTACAAATTAAAATTGATAATCTGAAAAGTCAAATAGAGGGTGTCAAAATATGGATAGAGAAAGAAGCATTCAAAGATACCCATGGTGAAATTAAGGTAGATGTAATTCCTTCTTCTAATGCTGGACGTGATCTTGGGCAAATGGCGGAAGACTTTCAAGACGAGAGAAACAAGAAGAACCCGGATAGTGAGCAGAACACACTGACGCATGATGCCATTAAAAAGATGAAGCTTCCCCAAATTGAGATGCCCAAGATTGATCCAAAGAAAAGCGGCTTTGAAAAATGGAACGAAGCGGTAGATACTGCTTATAAAAAGAATCAGGATCTTATCGAAGGTATGAGCGGCATTGGAAGCGTAATGGGCAGCCTGGGGCAAGCCGTCGGAGGAGCTGCCGGAGAATGGCTGAATTGGGGTGCGAATGTGGTACAGGCTGTTGCAGCTGCGATTCCTCAGATCACATCACTGCTTGGCTTGCAAACTACACAGGTAGCAGCAAATACGGCTGTTGCCGGCTCCGGAGCGGCCGCTTCCACCGCAAGCATCCCGATTGTGGGTCCTATACTCGCAGTTGCTGCCGTAGCAAGTGTCCTGGCAGCTCTCGCCAATCTTCCCAAGTTTGCCAGTGGGGCAATAGCGTATGGTCCTACAATGGGACTTTTTGGAGAATACTCTGGAGCCCAGAATAATCCGGAGGTCGTTGCTCCTTTAAATAAATTGCGGAATTTGATACAGCCGACAGGTGGTATGGGTGGCGTTGTAGAATTCAGGATTGATGGCAGAATGCTCCGTGGGGTATTAAATAAGGTAGACCGATATAACCAACGTACAAGATAATGGAAAAGCAGTTAAGATATCAAGGAGAGTTTTTCAGCGTGGCCGATGTGCTGTGGCGCGTGGAGATATGGCAGGATGCGGACACTCCTTATCCGGTAGTCGGTGAGTTACGTTTCCCTTCGGATACTCCGTTATCATTTGAATGGTTTGAAACTGACAAGCTGGAACCTGTGCAGGGAAGCGGCGCAACGCTTCAGATAGTAAGCAAGGTGGACCGGCAATACAAGGATATGTATATCGTTGAAGCCGGAAGCATACGTATGGATGCGTATAGGAATGATATACTGTACTGGAGTGGAACGTTAGATACGGAAACATACGAAGAACCTTTTTCCTATGAGAATGAATATGAAGTTACGTTGACTTTTGGTGATTTTTCCCTGCTTGATAGAACGAACTTTTCTTTGAGTGGAGCACGGTCCATCGGTAGTCTTATTGAAACCTTTATAGCTGAGACTAAAATCAAACATCGGGGATTTGAAAAATATATTTCAACTACATGCGATTCGGTTTCCGGTGAAATGCTATATAATGTGGGAATAAGTTGCGAGAACTTCTACGATGAAGAAGGAGTGCCGATGACGATGCGTGAAGTCCTTGAAGAAATACTGCGTCCGTTTGCCTTGCGTCTGATACAACGTGCGGGAAAAGTATTCATATACGATTTGAATGCCGTGCAAACAGCATTTGAACCTCAAATGGTACATTGGGAAAGTGATGATGCGGTGTTGGGAGTAGACAGGGTTTATAAGAATGTAACATTGAGTTTCAGCCCTTATCCGCAAAAAGAACTGTACACATCTACACTGACAGAAAAAATGTTGGATGAAGGGGCTGAACGGTATTATGTAGCGAAAGACACAAGTAAAAGTCCGTTCTATGAAAGTAATATAGGTTTCATGATTGACTTGAAAAAGAGTTCGGGAATAAGTGGTGAAATAGAGATTGATACGGACAATGCCCGATTGTTCAAAATTACTCCTGTATTCTCGGGCAGTGAGTCCTTTGGCATTGCAGCGCGTGTAAGGGATGTGCATAAGTCCCTTTTATCCGGGATGGAAACTCCTGTAAATGCTAGTGGATATGGGGATGTGAATAAACCTTTATTCACGGTACGGCGCATGTTATCACTACCGGAAACACATACTGTTTTTAGCAGTTTCAACCCAGACGCAGGTATGTACCCGCAATCAGGCTTGACAGACGTTATGTTGCGCCTAAAAATAGAGGCACTGGTTGATGCGCGCTTTAATCCCTTTGAAGAAGCTACTGGTACTAACAGGAAAAATGAATACGAAAAATTTCAAGGGATAAGTGAATACAATGTATCGTATGTGCTGCGCATTCTTGATACAAACGGAAATATTAAAATGCATTATGCGAACAGATACAATGACGGTAGCGCCCATAATGATTCTTATGCAACTCAATATGTCGAAATGAATGGAAAATGGATTGACGGAGGTGCTGTAACCAACAGTAAAACGACATTGAGATATTATGACCGTGCAGGATATACCGGGTGGAAAGGAGGCTGGCAATCTAACAACGTTGGATATAAGTATTCATATGTTCCAAAGGAATCTGCCGGAGACGGGGACCTGATACCAATACCTCCCGGATGCCAGGGATGTATGCTTGAACTGTCAATCTTAAATTTCTTCGGCCCTGTGAGAAGTCGGGGAGAAAATCCAACACCTTTTAAAGACTATTACCCTAACTGGATATTATTTAAGATTCCTGAGCTGACTTTGGTCAACTCCTATGGCAAGGCAATAGACGGAAATGATATCGAATACAAATCGTGGCTCAATTCTTCGGCTAAGGAAGAAAAGAAAATAGAAACGATTGTCGGTACTCCACGTACATCGGCAAATTTCGGCATGGGGATGCTGATGGATGTGTCATCGCGTACTACATTGAACATGTTTACTCGTGCAGGCGTAACCGCTCCTTTGGAAAAACTATTGATAGGCACTTGGTATAGTAACTACAGCAGGCGAATGAACATGCTTTCGGGAACCGTACGGCTATTGGATAGCTTTGGCACCTATACAGATGCGAACGAGACCGATACCTATTTAATGGTGTCGGAGGTTCAGGATGTGCAGCAGGATGAGAGCAATGTGAAGTTAGCTGAAATAGCACCTGATAATTTCGAAGGAGTAGAATATGAATAAAATCATGACGGAATATGAAGAAACAATATAATATACTCATTTCTGAACGGAAGCCCGTTCCACGCAGCAAAAGGCTACGTGAAGCCGGACAGTCCGCTTCGTCTGCTGCTGTCTCTGTGTCAGGCAATGCTGGAGGGGCTGGAATTGGAAATGGATCAGATACAGGTATAAGTAGAGATATCCGTGTCAATTCACCATCTGTGGGACATATTATAACAGGCAGTGTTCTGCCTAGTGGAATGAGATATGAACAGATATTCCGTAAAATGCTTTATGCGCCTACTCCGGCAACATTGGTAGGTAAACTCTCAACCGCTAATGATGTTGAGTTTGGATCAGCTAAGGGTACTCTGACTTATACCGCTACCCGCAATGATAATGGTCTGATGACTAAAGCATATTATGACAATCAAGAAGAAAACGTACTGGAATTTGCAGGCGATGATACTGCCATCCAAACCGCAATAAGGCAGTTACAAGGAAATTATACACAGGGGGAAACATATTCTGCAACAGTCGTGTATGCCGCTTCTGAAGATGGAGATATAAACGAAACGATCTTAACCAATAAGATTAGCGTAAATGTACATAGAAAATGGTTTGCAGGCATTTGTAATTCAGTTCCTGCGAGTTCATCCGAGGTGCGGGCGCTAGGATCGAACGGTTTGTATGGCGGTCCCGGTATATTCAGGTTCTCCGCGTCTAACTGGAAGATAGTAGCCGTGTGTATTCCTGCTGATAGTATTAAAGAAATATCTATAGCATCATCATATGGCAATTTCGTAGAAAACGGCAAGGTCTGCACCGGTCCGGTCACGATCTCCGTTGAAGGAGCAAATGGGAGCGATGCTATTGATTATAAGATGTGGGTCATTCAGACGCAAGGCTTGAACGATCCTGATTCATTTACTTTTAAAACGATTTAGTATGGTAAAAATAAACGGAAGTTCTTTCCCTCACCAATACAGACGTACCAATTCTTTTCCTATTGATTCAACGGAAACATGGACTACCATAGAGGATGCGACTGCTTATGCACGCAATACGGATACAGAAGCATATTTGCCTTATTCCGGTCAAGTAATATCCATAGAGGGAGAACAGAGTATATATGTATTGGTAGAGGATGAAACTATTTCTAAAGAAGATGGCAGGGAACATTTTAAACTGCACAAAATTTCTACGGAAGAAGTAGCAGACGGTAAATATTTAAGTAAGATCATAGAGGATACGGCTGAGAAGCTTATTCACTTTAAAGGTGGGATAGATGTGATAGGCGTTTTAGCGGCGGCTATTGCAAAGTTTTCCGGTGACATTTCCTCTGCTAATTATGCGTCTAAGTTGCTAGGATGGATAATCAAGGCTTCCGGTGATGCAGAGTTTAAATCGCTTCGTGTTAATGAATTTTTAGAGGCTGACGAACTAAGATATAACCGTGTGTCTGTTATAGCCGGAGAAGAATGGAACGCGCCGGGCGGCGGTATAATAGAATCAGTAAACACGTCAAGTCGAACCATTACACTTAAACTAGAACCGGGCGAGTTGGCTAGCTTGGCAGTGGATGATATTTGTAAAGGCATATTTAACAACCAAACAGGATTTCAGACCGCCTATTTTCGTATTACCGAAAAACTGAGTAATTCGACCTTTAAATACGTGCTTAGAAGTGGCACTTCTTGCCATCCTGCTAAGCTAATGCACTTCGTTGCGTATGGTAACTTCACGAATGCGGATCGTCAAAGGTCTAGCTATTCAACTCAAAGCTATTCCCGTTATCTTGTAGGCGTGAGCGATTGGGAAATAAAGGTAGGTATGATTGCTATGCAGCTAGGCGACTTGTCTAATTTAAAGCTATTCGGTCTTGATATGACCGGACATAGTGCGTATTTACGTAATATCTACATGACTGGAACCATCAAACAACTTTCGCAAGATGGGGTTACAGAAGTGCCCGTAACGGCATTCAAAGGGGAATGGAAATCTGGAACATATTTCTATTATGACGAAGTAACACATAACGGAAGTACATATATATGTATTGAAGATAAAACCAATCAAGAACCAAGTGAAACCGCCACAGATTGGCTTAAGCATATTTCTAAGGGCGACAAAGGGGATAAAGGCGACAAGGGTGCAACAGGTGCGACAGGTCCTAAAGGTGAAACGGGACCGACCGGATCGCAAGGTATCCCTGGTACATCCCAATTCTTCCATGTGAAGTACTCCGCTAACTCGAACGGTAATCCGATGAGCGATACGCCTAACACTTATATCGGTACTGCGGTGACAACTAGCTCGACCGCTCCAACCGGGTACGTCTCATACAAGTGGGTGCAGTTGAAAGGATCGCAGGGTGTGAAAGGAGATCAAGGTATCGCCGGACCAACCGGAGCGAACGGTAAGACTACCTATC